GTCACAACCGTCACGCAAAATACTCAGTATGCCTCTCCTGCTGCAACTGGGTTTTCCATCACGGTTAATACGGGCAACGTATGGTTGCTTATGACACCTGTCAGCACATACGCTGCTGGATCCGTTATCCTGCCTGCTGGTGCTTCTGACAAGGACACCGTGACCGTGAACTGCACGCAGATCGTTACATCGCTCACAGTGTCTTCTGGAGCCACTGTAGTAGGTGCGCCGACAACGCTTGCTGCAAACGACTTCTTCACAATGCGCTATGATGGTGCAACTTCGTCTTGGTATCGTGTAGGATAACTTAATGCAGATCCCTATTCTGAACGGAATTTTTACAGACGCTTCGCCTGACTTTAGAACGTCTTATCCCAAGAACATGGTTCCCGTTCCGAAAAGCACGGGAATTTCTGCTGGTTATTTGCGCCCAGCCGAGGGTGTGGTTGAGCTTGGCACTGGACCCGGCATAAATCGTGGCGGTGTTTATTGGAAAGGTTATCTTTATCGGGTGATGGGAACCAAGTTGGTTTCGATTGCGTCTGATAATACAGTTACAGAAATTGGCGATGTTGGCGGCACAGATAGAGTGACGTTTGATTATGGCTTTACCTATTTGGCGATTGCATCGAACAACAACTTGTTTCTGTATGACGGCACAACGCTAACGCAAGTGACTGATCCAGACCTTGGTACTGTTTTAGATGTTGTTTGGGTTGATGGCTATTATATGACCACAGACGGCGAGTTTTTGGTTGTGACTGATCTTTCAGATCCGTTCGCAGTAAATCCTTTGAAATATGGATCATCAGAAGCAGATCCAGATCCGATCAATGCTTTGCTCAAGCTGCGCAATGAGGTCTATGCCCTAAACAGAAACACTATTGAGGTTTTTGATAATGTTGGTGCAACTGGCTTTCCATTTCAACGTATTGCCGGCGCGCAGATACAAAAAGGCTGCGTAGGCACGCATGCTTGCTGTGTGTTTATGGAAAACATTGCCTTCTTAGGTGGTGGGCGCAATGAAGCTCCGTCTGTTTATCTTGGCGCAAATGGCAACGCTCAGAAAATTGCAACGCGTGAGATTGAGGAAATTCTGCAAGAATATACTGAAACGGAATTATCTCAGTCTTTCTTAGAAGAGCGCATAGACAGCGCTCACATGCATTTAATTATTCACCTGCCCAGACATACGTTAGTATTTGATGGAGCAGCTACACAAGCGCTCTCAGCGCCTGTGTGGTTTACTCTATCGTCTGCATTGACAGGTCAGGCCAAGTGGAACGCAGACACCTGCATCTGGGCTTTTGATCGGTGGAATGTTGCTCATGCCAGCACAACGCAATTTGGTTATTTGGACAGCACTGTTTCCACGCATTGGGGTAATGTTGTCGGGTGGGAATTTGGCACGCTGATTGTTTATAACAATGGTCAAGGTGCAATCTTTCATGACATCGAGCTTGTTAGCCTTACGGGATCAACAGCCTTTGGTGTAGATCCCACAATATGGACGCAATATTCAGTGGATGGGGATACTTGGAGCGTTGAAAAGCCTATACGCGCAGGCAAGACAGGAGAGCGCAACAAGCGCCTTATGTGGTTTCAGCAGGGGCATATGCGAAACATGCGTATGCAGCGCTTTAGGGGCACTTCTGACGCTCATGTGGCTGTCGCAGCACTGGAGGCGCGGGTTGAGCCGCTGGCGTTCTGATGTCTGATCCATTAACCCCAACACGAAATCAAATCGCGCGGATGGCGCAGAACGATCCTGAACTGACGAAGGCGATGGAGCGTCTGTTCCAAGTCGCGGGAACAAACACGCCTGCTGACGTTGCTGCGTTGACGGTGTTGATTGAGAACGCAGCGTATGATGCTGGTGTTGCCGCGAACAAATCCGAAAGCTATGAGCGCAATAACGCAACGATTGACTATCTTGATTTCAGACGGTTGCCACCTCATGCAGAGGCAGAGCGCCGCTTGTGTTGGAATGATGACGATGCAACGCTGAATATCGGGATGGAATACGGCGTTTCTCAGCAGGTGGGCATGGAGACCTATGCGCGCGTTGAAAACAACACAGGTGTAACGATACCAAATGGGACTGTTGTTGGTTTTGTCGGGGTTGGCGCTGGCGGTTCGCTTTCGGTCGCGCCATATCTCGCGGACGGTTCGCAACCATCGCTGTATATCTTGGGCGTGATGACGCATGATTTGCCTGATGCTGGGACGCAGGGATATTGCACAAGCTGGGGTTATGTTCGAGATATAGACACCAGCGGGTTTAGTGTTGGCGACTTGCTTTACCCATCCACAACGGTTGCTGGCGCATTTACAAATGTGAAGCCAACTGCACCTGACAACGTAATTCCGATCTCAGCGTGCCTTGTTTCAGATGCTTCTGACGGTGTTGTGTTTGTCCGCCCGACAATTGAGCAAATGCAATATTACGGTGTCTTCAGCAAGACAACTGACGCAACGCCCGCAGCAGCCAACACGGCATATGCGCTGACATTTGATAATACTGACATTTCGAATGGCGTAACAATCGGAAGCCCGACATCTCGGATTGTTGTTCCTGCGTCTGGGCTTTACCAGCTCGAAGCAAATGTTCAGATCAGCAGCGGGAACAGTTCGAAAAAAGATGTTTACGTCTGGTTCAGAAAGAACGGGACTGACGTTCCAAACACTACGCGGATCGTGACCAGTGATGTAAGCAATGCATATGTCACTGTTGCTTTAACTGAGACGCTATCGCTTGAGGCGTCCGATTACATTGAAATGGCATATGGCGCGGACAGCACAAACATTAAAATTGACGCCGTTGCAGCGACAGCATTTGCGCCCGCCGCTCCGTCCGTCATCATCACAGTAACGCAGGTGCAGCAATGACCATCACACCAACAGTTCTGATCGAGCCAAAACAGGCTGAAGCGACCAACACGGTTCAATACACCGCAGATGGGGTGAACGCGATCGTGGACAAGTTCACTGTCACGAACAACGGCGCAGCTGCGGCAACCATCACGATCAACGTGGTGACAAACCTTGGCACGGCTGACGCGTCGAACCGCATCGTCAACGCGCGAAACATTGAAGTGGGTGAGACATACACCTGCCCTGAGTTGATTGGCCATGTTCTGCTTGATGCGGATTACATTTCGACAACAGCAAGCGCTGCAACCACACTGACCATTCGCGCCTCTGGGCGTGAGATTACGCTCTAGGAGATCGACATGGATGATATGATGATTGAGTTTGGCCTTCCAAAGATGAAGATTGTTTCTACGGCTGAGAACAAGAAAAACCGCAAGATGGTTGTGGAAGAGTGGCGTCTTGGCCCAGAGAACCCGTCTATTGATCGAACAGCAAACAAAGATTACTGGAAGGATCTTGGTAAGGCGCTGGGCGTTGATGAGAAAGAAGCTCGCCGTCGCATGTGTGCAAACTGTTCATACTTTCACAACGGGCCAATGAAACAAGCGATGATGGAGGCAATACCTCTGGATGAATATGACACAGATGCGGGTGGCCGAGGTTACTGCAAGCGGTTTGATTTTGTGTGCCACAACCTGCGTTCGTGTCAGGCTTGGGAAGAGGGCCACTAGGGTATTGGCAAAATGACAATTTTCTGTGATAATGAAGGTGCTGAGACGATGGCCCGCCAGCAGGCAAATCTTGCAGAAGGCGAGCCAGTGCGTGAAATCATAGAGCATCATCTGTTAGATACGCTGTCCTTACCAGAGGCCGCGACTTCGTGGCTTATGGGCATGTGGGATGCAATTCAGTTTTTTGATGATGTTGCTGATGATGATAACATGCCTCGATCTGAACTTGATCGAACATTAAACCAAGTCTTGGTTGCCATGCCATCAAACCCGTTTTTCACTGCGCATTCTAGCGTGTTGCTCCCTGTTGTTGCTGTTCAGCTTTTGAAGTGGCAGGCATCTGACGAGGTTGAGCGTCAAGGAAACGCAGATGCTCGCAGCTATATGTGGCGAGCCGGGTATTATGATTTGGTTTTATTAGTCGTGCAGATTTGTCATGGGTATGACGTTGCGGTGAAAATGGCGGCAACTGTTATGTCTTTGTACGGCGAGAAAATAGAAGATTATAAAAAGGAATTTGCTGATGCCTAATCCTGTGGTGGCAATGGTTGGTGGATCTGTTGGCGGTGCTTTAATTCAAAGCAATGCTGCAAAAAGTGCTGCAAAGACGCAAGCTGGCGCTGCTCAATCTGGAATTGATATTCAGCGTGAAATGTTTGATGAAACACAAGCTCTTTTAAAGCCTTATGTTGATGCAGGCATTGAAGCTCAAGCGGGCTTGGCACCTTATGCTGAAGCTGGTGTTGGGGCTTTACAAGGTCAACTTGCTCTTGCTGGGCTTTCTGGTGAGCAAGCGCAAGCTGACGCCATTAGAGCAATTGAAGGCGGCGCAGAATTTGAAGCTTTAACATCTGCTGGCGAAGAGGCTATTCTTCAAAGCGCTGCTGCAACGGGTGGTATTCGCGGAGGTCAAACACAATCTGCATTAGCGCAGTTTAGGCCACAGGTTTTGTCATCTCTTATCAATCAACAGTATGGTCGATTAGGTGGTCTTACTGCTCTTGGCGCAACAACCACACAGAACATTGCATCTGCTGGTCAGGCTGCGGCGGCTGGTCAAGCTGCGGCTGGACAACAAACAGCAGCTAATATTTCTGGTCTGTTTGGGCAAATGGGTGCTGCTCAAGCAGGTGGCACTTTGGCGCAAGGTCAGGCATTCGGAAATCTTCTTGGAAGTGCTGGCATGATGGCTGGTCGGGGAATGGCCTATCAAGGATTTACTCCTGCGGGTGCATCTGCGCCTCTAACATTTGGGCAAGGTATGTTCTACGGTGGAGGGGCATTCTAATGGTGCAACCAATCAATTATATTTTGGATGTAAAAGATCCTATTGAGCAGGCCATGCGAGGCTATGCTCTGGGGCGTCAGGACATCGAGCAGCGTCAGGTTATGGGTATTCGTGGGCAACAAGAAGAGCGCGCCCAGCAGGCATTTGCACAGCAACAACAAGATCGTGCAACGGCTCAAGCCAACGTAGCCAAACAGAAAGCAGATGCAGAAGCTGCACAGGCAGCGCTTGCGGCATTGGCTGGAAAAGGTTTGAATGCTACGTCTGATGATTTCTTGAAAGCTTGGATAGCAAATCCAGCCATACGCTCAGACCTAACAGCGCTTCAGGGCATTCTTAAAGAGCCTCAAACAAAAGCTTTGATAAATGCAAGCCAAAGCCTTTATGCGGCTTCATCTCAAGGTAATGTTGATGTCGTAACACGATTGTTAGAGGAGCAGATTGCGGTTGCTGAAGCTCCCGGTGGAGACCCGACTGTTTTACCAAGCCTTAAACTTTCATTGCAAAAATTAAAACAAAATCCTGAAACTGCTCTTTCGGAAATAAAAACTACAACTGGAATAACTTTGATGGGTTTAAAAGGCCCAGATTATATCAAGACAATAAACGATAGTTTAAATCTTGAAGGTGTAGAACTTCCCGCAGATTACAGAAATCTTCAGCTTCGTGCTAAAGCTGCTGGTTTGGTAGAGGGAACAGCAGAGTTTGAAGCGTTTATGCTTAGAGGCGGTGCGGATGTTGCTCCTGTAAAACTAGGGTTTAGACCTGCAACTGCTGAAGAGGCTGCGCAATTTGGTGCAACTTCTGGTCAGATTGATCAAGACACAGGACGCTTCTACCCAATAACGCCTCCTAGTGGCATGACACTTAAAACAACGCCAGACGGTGGTGTTGAGCTTGTTCAGGGGCCCGGTGTTGGAGAACCTGACACTGGAAAGAAATCAACTGATTTTGTTTATACAACAGATCCAAAAACCAATGAGGTGACAGCGCAACCTATTGCTGGAACGCCTGCCGCAAGAGAAACTCAAGAAGCTCGATCATCATTGGAAGCCAGAATTAATACAGCAGAAAATATGTTAAGCACAATTGAAAGCCTTGTTGGGCGTCCTGCTGGAAATGGTTTAACAGCAATAAAAGAGCCAGAGGCACTATCTGGTATTGTTGGGTTTATTGAGGGCCGTCTTCCAGCCAAGACCCAAGCTCAAGCCAATTTAATGGCGATATACGATCAAGTTACTGGCCGTGCATTTCTTGAGGCGTTTGATACTCTTAAAGGTGGTGGTCAGATTACAGAGACTGAAGGCGTCAAAGCTACGCAGGCATTGGCTAGATTGCAAAGAACTCAAGATCCAGAAGCGTTTAAGGAAAGTCTATATGAGTTTGCAGACGTTGTGCGCCAAGGTTTGATCCGAGCGCAGAATGAATTGGTAACTATCCCTGAGACTGTTCCGGCACCATCGGATGGCGTTCAGCTTGAAGTTGGTGCTGCATCTCCTGCAATGGATTTTAGCAAAATGAATGCTCAACAGCTTTCAACGGTGAGAGCGTCAACTCTTACTGATCCAGAGCTTGATGCATATCTTGCGCGCATAACTGAACTAGGGTTTTAAAATGGCTTCAGAAGAAAAAATAAGAGCAGCTAAATTAAAGCAAGCACAGTTAAGATTACAACTTGCGCAACAGCAACCAGCAATGCCTGACGCCGAACCTTCTGCGCTTGAGCAGTATCAGCAAATGGGGTTTACCAATTTTATTGCTGAATATCGTGATGGCCAAATTATAGAGAACCCACAAACTGGTGAACGTGCTTTTGTTTCGCCGGGATATATCACACAAAATCCAGAAACCATTTCTGGCATGATGGCTGGAACCACACCTGCTGAAACTCAGCGTGGCCAGATGCAAGAGCAGATCATTGAGCAGTATCCTGTGGCGGCTAGAGCAGCGACAGCGCTTCAAGGCGTGCCGTTTGTTGGATCTTATACAGATGAAGCTGTTGGAATGTTTAGCCCGCAGGCTGGTGAGGCTATGCGTCAGTCTGTTGAGGCTGTTAGGGCACAGCGCCCCGGTCAGGCTGCTGCTCTTGAGGTTGGTGGCGCGCTTGCTGCCACACCTGCTCTTATTGCTTCGGCCCCTGCCGCAGTTGGTCGGTTTGTCAGCGGTGCGCAATCAGTCGGAGGTCAGATGCTTCGCGGCGCGGTTGTTGGTGGTCCCGCTGCTGCCGTTGAGGGCGCTGTTTCTGGATTTGGTCGCGGTGAAGGCGAAGGTCGATTGGAAGAAGCTGGCACAGGTGCTTTGGTCGGCGGTGGACTTGGCCTGACTATTGGTGGCGCTCTCCCCGGTCTATCGGCTGGTGTTCGTGCTGCTTTTGAAAACATTAAAGGCCGCTCAGTTGGTCAAATTGCACAGACACTGGGCATTTCTACTGACGCGGCGAAAGTTGTTCGCACGGCGCTTGAGAATGACGATCTGGCAGCTGCTTCGATTGCGTTGGAGCGTGCAGGTTCATCTTCTATGCTGGCAGACGCTGGGCCAGCCACACAGCGCCTGTTAGACGTTTCTGTGACATCAGGAGGCGCAGCGCCTAGAGTTGCTGGTCAGGCTGTTGAGGCTCGCGCAGAAGAAGCTGGCGCTCGGATGGCAACTATCCTTGATGACGTTCTCGGCGCACCAGAAGGTGTTGCAACAACGCAAAGAGGCATTCGTCAGGGTACGCAAAAAGATCGAGGTGATGCGTATCGCGTAGCCTATGCGCAGGCTATTGATTATGCGGGTGGCCGTGGTCGTTTCCTTGAGAACTTGTTAAAGCGGGTTCCACAGTCAGCAATCAACCGTGCAAACGAACTGATGCGCTTAGAGGGTGTTGAGAGCGCACAGATCATGGCGCAAATAGCTGAAGATGGTTCTGTTAGCTTTAAGCGAATGCCTGATGTCCGTCAGCTTGATTATATTACGCGTGCAATGGGCGATGTTGCGGAACAGCAAAATGCGGCTGGTAAGTTGGGTGGCACAACGCAACTTGGTCGAGCTACATCAAATTTGCAGCAAAAAATCCGCAAGGTGTTGCAGGCAGAGGTTCCTCAATATGGAAAGGCGTTAGATGTTGCAGCAGATGCAATTAGCAGGACGCGTGCTGTTGAGGCTGGCGCTGATATTTTAAAATCAAACACAACGCGAGAAACTGTAAAAGA